GTCTATCGAAGAAGTCACCGACACAGAGAAAGAAACGTACTACCGCATCTGGACTGAGGAAACAATTGAAAGCTGGAAGTCTCTTAACGAGGTTGATGAGTTTATTGAGACTGTACCAAATCCACTAGGCCGTATACCCGCTGTATTCGTCCCTGCTCAACGATCTGTTGTGAGGGGTATTGGTATCAGTGACCTGTCAGATGTCGCTTACATGCAAAAAGCCATCTATCAAGAACTGTCTGAGATTGAACAACTGATTCGTATATCGAACCACCCTACTCTGGTTAAGACCTACAGCACTGATGCAAGTGCCGGAGCTGGTTCTGTTATCAATATGCCTGACGATCTTGATGGCAATATGAAGCCTTACCAGATGCAGCCAAGCGGTCAGAACTTGGACGCTGTACGGGCAGCTATTGATGATAAGGTTCAGTCTATTAACCGTATGTCTCACATGGGTGCTGTTCGCGGAACTACCGCTCTTACGCAATCAGGCGTAGCTATGCAGACAGAGTTCCAGATGCTGAACGCGAAGCTATCTGAGAAGGCTGACATCCTAGAGCTTGCTGAAGAACAGTTGTGGGAGTTGTTTTGCTTATGGCAGAACGTGAAGCCTGACGTTGAGGTATTCTACCCCGACTCGTTTGACCTTCGAGACTATGACAAGGAGCTTACCTTCTTGCAGTCTATGCGATCATCTGGGGTTAAGTCTGTCACCTTGATGCAAGAGATTGACAAGCAGATTGCTGACCTTGCGCTTGATGATGAGGCGCTGGCAAAGGCTCACGCTGAGATTGAGGCAAGCACTACAGTTCTTGGCGACTTTACAGATAATGAAACAGCACTTGGCACGTTTTAATGGCTGAAGATACCGATCAGCTTAGGGCTTTAATTGCTAAGGCTGAAAGCCATCAGGCAAGGCTGGCGGCTGCCCTTGTTAAGCTGGAAAACCGAATCATTGATCTGCTTGCCGAGGCTCCGTTGAAAGACGGGGCTTTGTTCGATTTAGAGTGGGCGATACAGGCAAGGGCGCAATTAAGGTCTGCCATTCAGGAAGAATACCTGACCGCTGTAGACGGTATGATTCGTGAATACAAAGGAGTTGCCAATGAGATCGCCAAGATGCTTTCCACCTATGGCGATTTTGCTAAGTTAGATCAGTCAGTGATTGCCCAGTTGCAGAGCCTCACGTTTAAAGGCTTTGAGAACCTTGGGCAAGAATATCTTGATGTCATAGCTAAGGCTGTATACGACAACACCCTGACAGGCGTTTCATTCTCTGCTGGTGTTCAAAGCATTAGGAATGCCGTTAGCGGTGATCTGGGGCGTTACGCCAGCCAACAACTGCACGATGCCCTGCTTCAGTTTGACCGCTCAATCAATACAAAGATCGCATTAGAGAGTGGCGCGACTAGCTTTAAATATCACGGGCCAGACGATGAAGCCACTAGGGAGTTCTGTTCTAGGCATGTGGGCAAGACATACACGATTGATGAGATTACCGATATTTGGCAAGGCGAATGGGCTGGCAAGATAGACAGCAACGCCTTCCTTAGTGCTGGCGGTTATAACTGCCGACACAGGTTCCGGCCTGTTTTTGACCTTTAATGTTATAAGTCAAGATATATGATAAAATTTTAATTCACCACTACTCGTAAGAGGCACGTCACATGAGCGATGAAATCATGGAAACAGAAGTTGGTACTGAGGCAACGGCTACAGAATCTCAGGGTAAGATGTTTTCGCAATCAGAACTTGATCGAATTGTTGCAGACCGTATTGCACGAGAGCAGCGCAAGTTTGAGAAGCAATTATCTGGCATTGATATAAGCGAAGCCAGACAACTACTTCAAGACAAAGAAGCGGCTGAACTTGAGCGACAAAAGGAACGCGGCGATTTTGAATCTGTATTGAAGAAAACAGTAGAAAAGAAAGATCAGGAAATCAGTGCATACAAGAGCAAGCTGCAATCCACTTTAGTGGACGGTGCTTTATTAAGCGCGGCAAGTTCTAACAACGCTGTAAACCCTGACCAAGTATCTGCACTGTTGAGAAGCAACCTTCGTTTGTCTGATGATGGCAGCGTTGAGGTTCTTGACAGCAATGGCACACCACGGTATAACGACAGCGGGAATCTGTTGTCAACTGGTGAGCTGGTAGCAGAATTTTTGACGGCAAATCCTCACTTTGTTAGAGCGTCTCAAGGCGGTTCTGGCAGTCAAGGTAACGCTGGTGGCTCTACGCAGAAGTCTTTATCTGTGGCTGATATGGTAGCTAACTGGAACGATGGTGGCAAAGAAGCATTTGCTGCTATGAAAAAGAAAGCGCCTAAATAACCAATTTTACCCTAACTATTTAATTTGAGGATTTACTCATGGCTGCTACAACTTCAACTACTTTAGACGATCTATTTGTCAATATCATTGCTCAGGCGCGTTTTACCGCTGAAGAGCAATCCTTGATGATGGGCCTCGTTACCCAATACGACATCGGCGCACAAGCCGGTAAGACTATCCAAGTTCCTAAGTACCCAGCGATTGCTGCTGCTGGCCTAACTGAAGGTTCGGATATGAGTTCAACCGCTGTATCAACTAGCTCAGTATCTGTAGCTGTTGGTGAAGTGGGCGCACAGGTCATTCTGACTGATATGGCTGCATTCGGTGCAGGCAACCCAGCCGTTGAGCTTGGTACTGTTCTTGGTAACGCTATCGCTACCAAAATGGATACCGACCTTATCGCTCTGTTTGCTGGCTTCTCTGGCGCACTTGGTGCTGCTGGTCAAGAAATCACTGTTGCTGATCTGTTCAAGGCTGCTGCTACTCTGCGCGCTAACAAGGTTACTGGCGTTATCAATGCCGTTGTACACCCTTACCAAGCGTATGCACTGAAAGCTAACCTGACCAACAGCTTCGCCAACCCTAACGGCGGCGATCTTCAGAACGAAGCAATGCGTAACGGCTATGTCGGCACTATCGCTGGCATCAATGTTTACGAATCAGCTAACGTACCTGTAGACGGTGCTGGTGATTCTGTTGGCGCAGTATTCGCCCCAGAAGCTCTTGCAATCGCTATGAAGCGTGACTTCAACATCGAGACTCAGCGTGACGCATCTTTGCGCGCATGGGAACTCAACGCTACTGCCATTTATGGTGTTGGCGAGTTGGACGATAGCTACGGCGTTAAGATGACTTTTGACTCCGTACTGTAAGTAAGAATAAGCCCACCTCTTTCGGGGGGTGGGTTTTTACTGAGGTATAACATGGCATTCTCAACTGATTCAGATTTGACGGACATCGTTCCCGACATTCTCACACTAGGCATTGCATCGTTCTCTGACGAACACGCTAAGGCGCAGTCAGATATTGAGCGAGAGATTCGCAATCGTTGGTGGGAAAAGCGCGGTATATCCGGCGAGCTAAATACAAGTTTATTGACTGAAGCGCAGTGGACTCGATCTGCTGTTTATTTGGTCTTATGGAAGTACGCACTGCCCCAGCTTACAAACTGGGTTGACGGTGATCGCTTTCAGAACATGATTGACTTCTATAAGTCACGATATGGCGAAGAACTAGAAGCCGTATTCCAAGACGGTGTAGAGTACGATGCAGACGATGATAATGTGATTGATGACAGCGAGAAAGCTGCGGTTAATCATGGCAGGCTGGTTAGATAAATGGAAATCAGTGTTGGCTCAAACGCTAAAGAGATTGCCAAGCGGTTAGGCAAGAAAGGCAAAGAGCTATCGGCCAGCGTTAAGATGGCATTATCTATAACGGCTCAGGTCGGCGTTAGTATTATTGAAGATCGTACCAGTCAATCGCAAGGCTATAAGGACGGTGCTTTTAAGCCATATTCTGATGCTTATAGGTTGTTCCGATCTAAAAAGAAAAGAGGCACTAAGCCAGACTTACAGTTCACTGGTCAGATGCTTGGCTCGATGACAACCAAGGCTAACGGGAAGCAGGCTGAGATATTCTTCAGCAGAGCTACAGAATCTAAGAAGGCCGCGATGAATAACAAGACTCGCCCTTTCTTTGGGTTTAGTCGCAAAGAACAGCAGAGATTAAGCGAAGTATTTTTTAAGGCGTTGAAATGAGTGTTCGAGAAAACATAGCAAACAACATCGTGGCAACGCTTCAAGCGGTTACTTCGCCGGTGACGATTAAGTACGTTACCCGCGAGCCGTTTGATTTTAACAAGCTATCCAACGCGCAGTATCCGGCCATCTTGGTTCGTAGTGCTGGCGAAGATAGAGAAGATTCTAGTCTGGGCGGTTCGATCACTCAGCGCATGGCGACCATCAATTATGAATTAGTTTGTTTTGTAAAAGCCGGAGTTATTGACACGGCAAGAAACATTATAATTGAAGCCATTGAAGAAGGTCTTGATGTAGACAGGAAGCGTGGCGGCAATGCGCTAGATACGCAGATAACAAGCATCGAGATTGATGAAGGTTCTATCGACCCCATTGGTGGGGTTATAATGACAGTTCGCGTTCTGTATCAATACACACGCGGCACAACTTAATTTTAAACAGAGGTAATTCAAAATGGCAACAACTACAGGTTCAAGCGGAGTAGTAAAGATTGCGGCGGCAGGTGGTTCTGTTGCTGTTGTAGGCGAAGTTCGCTCATTCACTTTTGACGGTTCAGCCGACACGATTGAAAGCAGCGTAATGGGTGATTCAGTTCGTAGCTATAAAGCTGGACTGAAAACCAATACTTTGTCTTTTGATGTTTATTGGGATAAAGCAGACGCACAGCATTTAATTCTTGATGAGCGCGCATCTATTGACTTCTCTCTATACCCCACTGGCACAGGCTCAGGCGAAGTGTTCCTGTCTGGCTCTGGCGTAGTAACAAGCCGTTCAATCACTGCATCTTTTGATGGCATGGTTGAGGCGAGCTTCTCAGTACAGTGCAGCGGAGCAGTAACAGAAACCACAGTACCATAAGGGGCAAAATATGGGGTTAGCAAAAGAGCTACGAAATAGAAGAAAGATCAACGCACGAGAAGTAATCGTCCCTGCATGGGGTGACGATTCTGGCGCTTTTAAGATGTATTGCAGACCAATTACCTGCTACGACTTAGATCAGCTACAGAAGAAGCACCCTGACTTTCTTCAAAACACTACAATCGGCGCAATGGTTGATTTGATTTGCATGAAGGCAGAAGATGAAGGCGGCTCCAAGCTGTTTACGTCTGCTGAAGATCGAATCGACTTGATGGGTGAAGAAACGAATGTAATCTCTGAGATTGCTAATCAGATGTTTGCTCAGATTGAGTCCGTTGAGGTGGCTGCAAAAAACTAAAAGCCGATCCGTTAAGAATGAACTTATTATCCTTGGCTGATCGGCTGCACATAACAATTGAAGAAGCAGAAGAAATGCCGCTCAATCACTTCTATGAGTGGGTGGCTTACTTCCAGATAATGAGCGAATCTAATGGCTGAAAATGTAAACATTGTTATTAAGGCGTTTGACAAGACTAAGCCTGCCTTCAATGGCGTAACGAAAGCACTCTCTGGGATAACTTCTGCCGTATTCAGTATGCGCTCTGCCCTAGTTGTTCTTGGCGGTGCCGCTGGCTTTGGCTACATGGTCAAGGCATCTATTGATGCAACGGACACCTTAAAGAAAACCGCTGACAAGATTGGCACAACCACTGAAGCTCTTAGTGCTTTACGTTATGCTGCTGAAATATCGGGCGTAGCAACAAACACGCTTGACATGGCCATGCAGCGATTCACTAGGCGAACGGCTGAAGCTGCAAAAGGTACGGGCGAAGCTAAGTCTGCGCTTAAAGAACTTGGCATTGATGCCAGAAAACTCCAACGACTTTCACTTGACCAGCAGATGCTTGTGCTGTCTGACGCATTCTCTGGCGTTGGCAGTGAGGCCGACAAAGTTCGCCTAGCGTTCAAGCTGTTTGACTCTGAGGGTGTTGCCCTTGTAAACACCTTATCACTTGGCTCAAAAGGTCTTGAGGACTTATTCGGTCGCGCTAAGGCTTTGGGCATTGTTATGTCTGGCAATGCTGCTGGCGGCGTTGAGAAAGCGAAAGATGCACTGCACGATTTATTCTCTGTTGGTAAAGGTTTAAGAGATCAATTTGTTGCTGGATTAGCTCCCGCAATTGAAGAAATTGTTAATAAACTTACAAACTTTGTTATAAGAACTTCTGATGCTAAAGACGGCATGGAAAATCTTGCACGATCTATGGCGGTAAGTTTTTTAGAATCTATCAGAAGCACTTTAGGGGCGTTAGATAGATTTGCAGAAGGTCTAGATACAGTAATCAATAAGGCTCATTCTTTCTTTGTCGGCTTTGAGACTAGGGCTATTGAAAGTCAAATGAAAGGAATCGCCAAAGAAATGGGAGAGCTTGGCGAGCAAATAGCGCACATGGAAGATGGGGGCATCCCAAGCATTTGGGAGTTTATTACAGATGGCGGGTTAAAAGCTCAAAAAGCAGATATACAAAGGCTGGGTGCTCAATATGTAGAATTGTATGGACAACTTCAAGCTGCATCAAAAGTAAACGCAGAGTTTGGCAGTAGTCTTGGCAACATTATTGATATGCAAGCCACTAACACTTTCTTTGATGATCTTCTTGTAACTATTCAAAAGCTGGGTGAAGCTGGCCCTGCTGTGCTTAATCCTGTAGTTGACTCGTTAAGCGACTTACAAATTGGCTTTAAGAATTGGCATGATTCGTTACCAAGCCTTCAAGAAAGCATACAGAGCCTTACCGCTCAAGGGCTGAACGGATTAACCGATGCACTGACCGCTGGTGTTACTGGCGCAGCTACTTTTGCCGATGCCATTAAGTCAATGGCTAAAAGCGTAGTAGACAGCCTGATTAAAATGCTGATTCAGAAGTACATTGTAGACGCTGCATTTAACTTGGTTACTGCTGGGTCTGGCGGTTATTCTGGCGGCATGGGCGACCCATTTGCAAGCAAC